TAGTAGTTACGCGATCTGGTGCTACGCGAGTCCATGCACGAACTCTTCCGGTGTCCCCATATTGCTCGAGAACCTGACCATACCCAACCCCGTGAAAAAGTAAATCTTCTGCGAGCCATGCGTAGATTGCTGAACCGGGAACGCGTGGGTCTGGCTGATTGATAACTGCTGGTGTTCCCATGTGTGATCCATCGAGCTTTGAATACTGCTCGAGTGGGAGAGCTGCAAGAGTGGAACAGATGATGTTACGCGCTCTTGCGATAGTTGGAACTGCCATTGCCTGTTGACGGCTTGCTACCGACTGAGTAAATACGAAAGGATTAAATGAAGCCGTGTTATTAAACGGCGCAGGGGTAGAAGCGGCGTCGACTGTAACCTCGACTGCTGGCTTTGATGATGTAAAAATGTCCCGGATTCCCATTGGACATATTATACGCTACTGTCTAGACATTATCCTACCTGAATGTCTACTTCAGATTCAGCGCGTGTCGCAAAGTGAGTAACCATCGCCGAGGCAACTGCTCCGCAAACAATTCCAGAAGCTTTACGCCCCATGACCCAACCGCCATCGCCTCGAGTTAATTTAACGGCGCTAAGAACTTGCTTGGTCAATTCCTCTTGATCTGAATGGACAAGGCGCATCGAAGAAACCGCTGAGACGAATTCATCGCAGGATTGCTGATACTCCTGGCTATTGATTTCATAGACTGGAATTCCGGCTGGTGATAATCGAGCTGCAACTGCTGAGGCTGTCGACTTGCTATAGGCAACGGCATTAACTGGGAACTTGCGAACCCAGTAAGCAATATCGTTAGCCATTTCTTTATCATCGAGGTTGACTGGGTTAAACCAAGTATGGAGAAGGCTGACCATGAATCTATCTCCATCGATTCTCTGGCCTGCAACTAGCGAGCCATGCTTTCGGTCTGGGCTAAGGTCTATTGCCATCCAAGTATCGTGCTCGACATTTAGCTGAGGCAGATTATCAACCTTGCATTTTTTCCACTCGGCTTCTGAAATGACCGGGTTAATCATCGAGACGAACTGGCACAAGATTTCTGTCCTAAAGATGTCCTCACGATCCGATAAACTGTCCTTGATATTATCCTCATGGACTGTATGGCCAAGGCTCGGGTTAGATTGATACCAAGCTTCTTTATCGGTTATCTCGGCTCCGGGTTCAGCACTCCACTCGAACCAGTCATGACGGCTCAAACAGGCTCAGAAGGGCTGCAAACGGCTGAGGTAGGGGTAACAGAACCTCGTTATGGCTCCCAAGTGCCTAGAATCCGGTCAAAGCCTAGTGATCTACCCACTCGGGGCGATGAAATGATTCAGTTCTGCAAAGATATTGGCTTCCCGCTTCTGCCTTGGCAAGAACAGTTGGCTAGAGATTGCCTTCGATATAAGCCAGACGGGAGATGGTTGCATCCCCTAATTGGAATCATGCTTCCGCGCCAGCAGGGCAAGTCAACCTTCATGGCGCTACGAATTCTATTCGGTATCTATGTCCTGGGCGAGAAGATGCACCTTGCTACAGCTCATAAGTTAACTACCTCTTCAGAAATCTTCTTTAAGGTCTCAGAGATAATCGAAGGCTCTCAATTACTCCTGGATAACTTTGCTAAGAAGTACGAATCTAAAGGATCGCAGGAGATTCGGTTTAAGAATAAGGCTCGCTACCTAATCAGAGCCGGTAACTCAGCTGCTCGAGGTATTGCCGCTCCCGATGTCATCCACATTGATGAATTGCGTGAGTTCGATACGGAAGATGTTTGGAGTTCGATGCGGTTTACCCAGATGTCAAACAGCAACCCGCAAGCCTATGTTTATTCGAACGCAGGCCATGCCAATTCGGTTCTATTGCATAAGTTTAGAGAGCGTGGCATTGCAGCCAGCGAAGGAGCCGATGATTCTATTGGCTGGTTCGAGTGGAGTGCTGAACCCGGAGCTGAGATAACCGATAAGGAAGCCTGGTACCAAAGCAACCCATCTTTAGGCCATACAGTTCATGAGGACAATATCAAGGACAGCCTTTCGGATCGTGAAGATATCTTTAGAACCGAAATTCTCTGCCAATTCGTGTCGATGATAAATCCCGTTATCTCAGAAGCCGAATGGAAGAAGTGCAAGGTCGATGACCTACCTCAGCTGAATACAGAACACGATACTTGGATGGCGATAGACCTTAGCCCGGACAGAAAGCATGGTTCATTAGTCGCAGGCCAGAGAATTGACGGCGATAGGTTCATGGTCAGCCTTCTGCATACTTGGTTTAACCCAGTTAACCTCGATGATAAAGAAATGGCTAATGACATTGCTTACTGGGTTCGCAAGTTCCCGGTTAACGCCGTTGCCTATAGCAAGTCGACAGCCTCAGCGGTTGCAGCTCGATTATCACCAGCCGGAATTCCAGTTTATGAAATCAATAGCCAAGAATATCAGCAATCCTGCGATGAATTCGTCTCTGCGGTTTCTTCGATGCGCCTTGTCCATTCAGATCAAGAGGAACTAACTAAACAAGTCCTTAGCGCCGTGAAACTGACGAGAGGCGATGGCGGTTGGGTTATGGGGCGCAAGGCTTCTGGAATTGTGTGCGGTGCAGTTGCTTCGGCGATGGTTACTCACTTTGCGACACGCGCTGAATCTGAAGTAGACATTCAGATAGGATAATGTCTGGACAGTAGCGTATAATATGTCCAATGGGAATCCGGGACATCTTTACAGCATCTAAGCCAGCAGTCGAGCTTACAGTCGATGCGGCTTCTGCTCCTGCGCCGTTCAATAACACGGCTTCATTCAACCCTTTCGTATTTACTCAGTCAGTAGCAACTCGCCAGCAAGCAATGGCAGTTCCAACTATTGCCCGCGCTAGAGGAATTATCTGTTCAACACTTGCAGGCCTTCCTCTCGAGCAATACTCCAAGGTCGATGGTTCACACATGACCACGCCAGCAGTTATTAATCAACCAGACCCACGCGTTCCAGGTTCTGCAATTTATGCATGGCTTGCAGAAGACCTTTGGTTTCATGGAGTTGGTTACGGCCAAGTCCTCGAGCAATATGGTGACACAGGAAGAGTCCGCGCATGGACTCGCGTTGCACCAGATCGCGTAACAGTAAAATTAAATAACAATGATACAGAAATCGTTGGCTACCAAGTAGATGGCTCTGTAGTTCCTAATCAAGGAGTCGGTTCACTTGTAGTGTTCTATGGACTTGACGAAGGCGTGCTTAATCGCGCAGGCCGTACTATCCGGGCAGCTCATGCGCTTGAACAAGCCGCCGAAACTTTCGCTAAAGAACCAGTTCCACTTCAGGTTCTAAAGTCAAACGGCACTAACCTTCCAGCAGAGCGCATTTCAAAGCTTCTCGAATCATGGCGTACAGCGAGACTTACTAAATCAACAGCGTTCTTAAATGCTGATGTTGAATTGCAGGCGTTAGGTATAGACCCAGCCAAATTGCAACTGAACGAGGCTCGTCAATATGTTGCGCTCGAGTTAGCCCGCGCCTGCAACCTTCCTGCATATTTCGTAAGTGCTGAAGCAACCTCAATGACCTACAGCAACGCGATCTCAGAGCGCCGTTCGCTTATCGACTTCTCAATGAAGCCAATTCTTACAGCTATTGAACAGCGCCTATCTATGCCGGACTTTTGCCCGTCAACTGGCGAAATTCGTTTCAGCCTAGATGAATTCCTGCGCTCAGATGCTCTACAGCGCGCTCAGGTATACGAGATTCTTAATCGCATTGGCGCTATGAGTGTCGAGCAGATTAGAGAAGAAGAAGACCTTATCGACAACAAGGAGACCCGATGAAGATAACCATGCCAGTCGCTATTACAGCGGCAGATGCAGAGTCTCGCATTATTGCAGGCCGCATTGTTTCATGGAACGCAGAAGGTAACACTTCAGCAGGCCGAACAATGTTCAAGCCTGATTCAATCAAGATGAGCAAGAACACAAAGCTTGTTCTTCAGCATGACACTACTCGCCCACTTGGCAAGTTAGTCTCATTCGAGCAGGATGAAGAAGGCATTACAGCAGAATTTAAGATCGCTAAGACAACAGCAGGCAACGATGCTCTCGAGGAAGCCGCAACTGGCCTTCGCTCAGATTTCAGCGTTGGTGTAGATGTCGAGTCATGGGATAACTCAAACGGAGTCATGGCTATCAGCGCATCCAACCTAATCGAGGTCAGCCTGGTCACAGACGGCGCAATTCCAGGCGCAGAGGTCGCGAAAGTAGCGGCAGAAGAAACCGAAGTTTCTGAGACAACTCAGGAAGAAACACAATCAACCACAGAAGGAGAACAAGTGTCAGACACTACCGTTCCAGAAGTTGCTCCTGCCGCAGAAACGGTAGAGGCTGCAAAGGTTGAAGTTAAGGCTGCAACAGCACCTTACATTTCAACAACTGTTCGTAACCCAATCGTTGATAAGGCTTCTTATCTCGAGCACTCAGTCCGCGCTTCACTAGGCAACGACACATCAAAGATGTATGTTGCAGCAGCAGCAGACACAACAGACAACGCTGGACTCGTTCCAACTCGTCAACTTACAGAAGTTATCAACGGCATCTCAAACGCAGACCGCCCATTGATTGACTCAATCTCAACAGGAACTCTTCCAGATGCAGGAATGACTTTCGAGATTCCTAAGATTACAGTTGCTCCAACAGTTGCAATCGCAGCTGAAGGCGGAACACCATCAGAGACAGACCAGAACGCAGCGTTCGTATCTGTCGATGTTAAGAAGTACATCGGTCAGCAGACATTCTCACTCGAATTGCTAGATCGTTCTTCACCAGCGTTCTTTGCAGAACTCGTGCGTCAAATGGAATACGCATACGCTAAGGCTACAGATGCAGCAGTCGGTTCAGCTCTTATCGCAGGCGGAACAGACGGCGGAAACCGTACTCTTACAACAGGTGCTCTTGCAGCTGATTTCGTAGCAGATGCAGCAGTATCTATCTACACAAACACTCTTGGATTCGCGACAAACATCGCAGTATCTCCAGAGCAATGGGGCGTTCTCATGGGCTTGGTCGATTCTTCAAATCGCCCAATCTTCCAGCAGACAATCAACCCACAGAACGCAGGCGGAACACTTACAGCAACAGCAGTTCGTGGAAACCTTCTCGGTCTCAACCTTCGCGTAGCTCGTAACCTTTCAGGTACAGGCGATAACTCAATGATTATCGTTAACCCAGATGCTTACACATGGTACGAGTCACCACGCCTATCACTCCAGACAAACCTCATCTCAACAGGTCAGGTACAGGTCGGATACTACGGCTACGGCGCAATCGCAACAAAGATCGGTGCAGGCGCATACCGCTACATGGTTGCGTAGTCAATAACTAATCATGGGGGAGCTGCTGCTCCCGGTGGCTCCCCCAGTCGTTTAATAGAGAGGATGTAGAGATGGCTTCAATAGTTACAGTTGCAGAACTAAGGTCTATTCTTGGTGTCTCTACATCCCTTTATAGCGATGCTTATTTAACAGATGTCATTGATACAGCTGAGGCAGTTATTTTGCCTATGCTTGTCAAGTATGCCAATGCAATCGATGAAGTGGAGCTAGAAGCCAATGTTGCTATTTATAGAACGGTTGGCCAGAATGATTTTTCAGCGGGTCAGAGCGTAGTCATCACAGGATGCGGCTCCCCATTTAACGGAACTTTCACAATCTCAGATTCTTATGATGATCTCTTTACTGTAGCAATTACTAACGCAGATATTGCTCCAAAGCAGGTTATCCCTTCAGGCTTGGCTACTCTTTCAGGCGCTTCGACTTATGTTGGAGTCAGCGCAGTAGAGTCAGCAGTTCTAGCCGTATCAGTCGAGGTATTTCAATCTCGCATCGCTCCTGGTGGACAAATCGAGGGAGTCGACTTTACAAATGTCAGCCCTTACCGTTTAGGGCGCAGTCTCTTTAATCGTGTTTCAGGACTATTAGGGGCATACATCGACACCGATTCAATGGTGCAATAATGCCTGCTTCAACAATCCTTGACACAGTACGCGAGCCACTAGCAGCAGCCTTTGCAGGCGTTGCAGGCAATGTCTACGCCTATGTCCCAGAAGCGCCTATGGTGCCATTCGTGGTTACGGTCCCAGACTCTCCTTACCTGGAATTAGAAACCCTTGGCAAGACCACGCTTCACACAAAGATTAATCTTGTTATCTCAGTCGCGGTTGCATATAACAGCAACCCTGCATCGCTCGACAATCTCGAGCAGCTAGTCATAAGTGTTCTGAAGGTGATCCCAGCAGGGTACACAATCGGAGCGGTTGAAAAACCAACAGTTACTCAGGTCGGGCCTTCTAATTGCTTAGTTGCCGATATCAGAGTTTCTACCTACTACACACAAACAAACTAAGGATAAATAATGGCAACCACAGTAATCACAGGTCGCGATATTTCTCTATCTTTCACAGGTGGAACAGATATCGATGCACAAGCGACTTCAGCAGTTCTTACTAAGACCAATGTTCGTGAGACATACCAAACTCTCGATGGCGAAGCTTATAAGACTGTAAATGTCGAAGGTACTTTCGCTCTTTCAATGCTTGCAGACTGGGGTAAGGCTAACTCAGTATGCGAAGCTCTATGGGCAGCAGCAGAGACACCGGATACAACAATCTCAGTAACAATGACAGCGGCTACAGGCGCACAATTCGTATTCCCAATTCTTCCTGAATATCCAACAGCAGGTGGAGCCGGAACCGATGCTCAGACTGTAGACTTTACATTCAAGATCGCAAAGGGCGAAGTCACAGAGACTTTTAGCTAAAGAGTAGAAACGGGAGCACACAATGCAGCAGCAAATAACAATTAAATACATAGACGGAACCGAAACCACTTACATGGTTCGCCCGCCAGATTACGCCCGATGGGAGATGGCAACTAAGAAGGTCATCTCTCAGTTCGGGGGTATGTGGGACATTCTTTATGTCGCGCACAGCGCCATGAAGCGTGAAGCAGGCGGTAAGCCGACTAAGACACTCGATGTATGGATGGAATCTGTAGACGATGTTGAAGTAGGTGGGGAAGACCCAAAAGTCATCCAAGAGGAAGCGTAAGCCGACTCTTAGTTGAACTGGCACTAGCTACACAGATTCCTATGGATCATTGGCAAAGTGCCGAGGATATTCTTACAGCAGTTGAAATACTAGAGGAGCGTAATCGTGGCAGATGAATTAATCGCCTTCGATAAGACAGAACTCCGCATGGTATTCAAAGCCTTAAAGAATATGGGTGAAGAAGCCAACGAAGAGGCCAAGCGCCAGTCAGGCGCTCTGGCCGAATTCGCTCGAGATGAAGTTATTCAGACGGCTAACTCTCTTCAAAGCAACAAGGTTGCTGGTCGAATTGCTCAGGGTTCTAGGGTTAAGAAGTCAAGCCGTATTGGCGAGATAACTTATGGATTCGCTTCTCAGAAGTTCTCCGGTGGTGCAACCACTAAGACAATCTGGGGCGGTTCAGAATTCGGTTCTAACAAGTATAAGCAGTTCCCTGTTTGGTCAGGCCGTGAAGGTCGAGGCTCTAAGGGATGGTTTATCTATCCAACGCTTCGCAAAATTCAACCGCAGATCGTGGCTAGATGGACAGAATCATTCGATAAGATTTTGAAGGAGTGGACATAATGGCTACAGGTACTAGAGCATTAACGCTCAAGCTGCTCGCCGATGTCGATAACTTCACTAAGAACCTCGACAAGGCAGATAAAGATGTTGCTACCTTCGGGGATAAAGTCTCAGACTTCGGCAAGAAGGCCGGACTAGCCTTTGCAGCGGCAGGAGCAGCAGCAGTTGCCTATGCAGGCAAGTTGGCCATTGATGGCGTTAAGTCAGCCATTGCCGATGCAGCCGCTCAGGAGAAGTTGGCTCTCACTCTCAAGAATGTTACAGGCGCAACTGATGACCAGATAGCCGCTACAGAAGATTACATAACCAAAACATCCTTAGCCTTTGGTGTTACTGATGATGACCTCAGACCATCCCTAGAACGCCTTGCAAGGGCTACTGGAGATGTCGAGAAGGCTCAGAAGCTTCAGACTGTAGCCATCGATGTTGCAGCAGGCTCAGGCAAATCTCTTGAAGCAGTTACTAATGCAATGGCCAAGGCAGCCGAAGGCAATACAGCCGCGCTCTCTAAGTTAGGCATTGGACTTACATCCGCTCAGCTGAAGACCATGAGCATGGATCAGATAACAGCCAAACTTGCATCTACTTTCGAGAACCAAGCATCTACCCAGGCAGACACATTCCAAGGCAAGTTGAACCGCCTTACCATTGCCTTTGATGAAGGCAAGGAAACAGTAGGCGCTTACATTCTTGATGCCATTACTCCAATGGTCGAGATTCTTGTTAAGAATGTAATTCCAGCTATTCAGGACTTTACTTCAAACTTAGGCGAAAAACTTCAGCCAGTTATGAAAGTAATTCAGCCAATCATTAATGGGCTTCGTTCAGCCTTCGGTTCAGTCAGCGAAGCCTTGGCTCGTAATAATGACGAACTTAAGCCTTTCTATGCTTTCATGAAGTCAATTTATAATTTCACAGTAGATTACTTAGCGCCAGCAATCGGGGAAACCCTTGGCTTCGCATTTAAGGCTCTTGGGAAAATCATCTCAGGAATCATTGATACCTTTGCAGACTTCGTTGACAAGATCAGCAAGATTAAGGGACTTATTGATGGAATTGCTTCAGCCGGTTCAGCTGTAGGTCGATTTATCACCGGCAGTTCATTCGAAACTGGAGCAGTATCTCCAAGCGCTCCCATGGCTCCAAGCGCTCCAACACCAACTGCGCCTTCTATTCCACGCTATGTCTACGCCAGTACAGGAAATACCAATATCACCGTTAATGGTGCAATCGATAGCGAGTCAACCGCTCGCCAAATTGTAACTATTCTTAATGACTCCTCAGCTCGAGGAACCCTAGGCGGGGGCTTAATCTACGCATGACCGCCTGGACTCCGACCTATAAGATTCTGGTAGATAGCCAAGAGGTAACTGATGTTACCGTTGCTAACCTAACAGTAACTTCTGGGCGTACCGACATTAATCAACAGCCAGTAGCGGGCTATTGCCAGTTGCAGTTAATTAACTTTGATAACAGTTCTTATAACTTTACGGTTGGAACTAGCCTCTCAGTAGAAGTCACTAATTCGGTTGGTGCTTATGTCCCTATCTTTGGTGGCTTAATCTCAGATTTCACCGTTGCAGTTAATAGAGCCGGAAGTCTTGGATATACGACCACAGCAACCATTACAGCTCTAGGTGCATTATCGAAGTTGCCTAAAATTATTGATAACGGAATCTTGTCTCAGGACTTTGACGGTGACCAGATTTATAGCCTTCTTTCAGGATATCTTCTAGGTCAATGGAATGAGGTTCCAGCGGCTCAGACTTGGGATACCTATAACCCGACAGAGACTTGGGCTAATGCCGTAAATATCGGCTTGGGAGAAATTGACCAGCCAGGCGATTATGAACTCATTCCACGATCATCAAGCAAGACAGACCTTTACTCTCTTTGCACAGATATCGCTAATTCAGCTTTTGGCGTTCTCTATGAAGATGCTAATGGCAATATTGGTTATGCAGACCAGACTCATCGCCAGGATTACTTGGCTGCAAACGGCTATACCACCCTCGATGCTAACCATGCCAATGGAATTGGGCTATCTGCAACCACTCGAGCTGGAGACCTTAGAAATTACTTCAACATTATTTACGATAGCAATGGCAGTAAGTCCTATGTCGCTGAAGATTTAACTAGCCAATCCCTTTATGGCACTTATGCAGAATCCTTTACTTCTCGAATTAAACACACAGTAGATGCGGAAGCCTTGGCAGATCGCTACATTGAATTAAGAGCTAATCCTTTCCCTAAATTCCAGAGCATTACCTTTACTCTTGGAAACCCTGAAATTGATGATTCTGATAGAGATGCTCTTATTAACATTTTCTTAGGCCAGCCAGTCTGGATTCAGAATCTACCGCCTAACATCTCTTTGGGCTCTTTCCAGGGCTATATCGAGGGCTGGACTTTCAGGGCAAGCCTTAATAACCTAAGCGTGACTTTCAACGCTTCTCCAATAAACTTCTCCCAAGTTGCTGTAAAATGGGAGCAGGTAAATGCAGCAGAGACTTGGAACACTCTAAGTCCAACCCTTACATGGATTAACGCGATAGGAGTCGTAGCCTAATGGCAACAACCACAACTAACTTTGGCTGGGATATCCCTCAGTCAACCGATCTAGTAAAGGATGGCGCAACCGCTATCGCTGCACTAGGCCAAGACATTGATACAGCCTTAGTCGACCTTAAAGGTGGAACAACAGGGCAAGTATTAGCCAAGGCATCTAACACAGACCTCGATTACTCATGGGTTACTCAAGACGATGCGAACGCTATTCAGAACGCTATTGTCGATGCTAAAGGTGACCTAATCACAGCAACAGCAGCGGACACTCCAGCGCGCTTAGGAGTAGGCACAAACGGCCAAGTTCTTACAGCTGATTCAACAGCGGCAACTGGCATTAAATGGGCTGCGCCTGCTAGTGGAACTATTACTGCTTCAGCAGTTCAAGTAAATAAAAGCGGAAATCAATCAGTAAGCAATTCGACTGTGACAGTCGTAACTTTTGATACAGAAACAGTAGATACAGATGGCTTCCATTCAACTACTACAAATACAGATCGCTTAACTGTTCCAACAGGCAAAGCTGGGAAATATCTTGTAGTGGCTACTGCTAACTTTGCTGGAAATGGAACCGGAATTCGTCAGCTTCTCCTTTATAAAAACGCAACACAGGTTGCAGAAAATGTTATTTCATCTAACAGCGGTGCTGGTTCAACAAATGTTAATGCTCAGATTATTGTCGATTTAGCCGTTGGAGATTACATGACATTTAGCGTTTGGCAGAATTCTGGTGGAGCATTGAATATGCAAGGCTCAGCATTTGGTGTTTATACTCAATTCGGCATGACTTACCTAGGAGCATAAATGTACGAGACAATTACAGCTGCTTACCCTGAATTAACTAACGCAGATTTTATGCCTAATACAGGTTCTATCCTGCTTCAAGATGACGGAGACGGAATCGTCTATCTTGCCAAATGGGACTATAACGAGCCAATTCCTAAAGGTCTTAAATTAGGCAAGTGACTCCTAAACTTTGCAAAGCCGGACAGCAGTTAAGGCTTCAGATCGATGATTCTTACCCAGACAGAGATAGAACCTCAGATGGCTGGATTGGCGATGTCCGTCATTCAGCGCGTACTTCTGACCACAATCCTGATGCAAAGGGTATCGTGCGAGCCATTGATATTGACCGGGATTTGGCTGGGAAGAAGAAGCCCGACCTCATGCCTGACCTTGCTGATCAGATACGACTCTGCGCAAAGTCTGACAAAAGAATTAGTTACATCATCTTCGCAGGCAAAATTGCTTCCTCTCGCATGGGCTGGCGCTGGAGAAAGTATTCTGGAATCAATCCGCATAACACGCATTGCCATGTTTCTTTCACTTCGAAGGGCGATACAGACGGTTCGTTCTTTAATATCCCAATGATAGGCGGCACTAAATGAACATGAAGCACCCAGCAGTAGTCTCACTTGGAGCGTTCCTAGCAGTATGGGGAACTACATCTAACTTCGCGTTGGACTATCGCTCAATTCTCGGCTCTATAGTTGCTGGCGTATTCGGTTACGCATCTCCTAAGAAATGACCGCGCAGGACTTCGCAGCTATTGCCGTTGCGATTATTACAGTTCTTGGCGGCGTAGCAGCTTATGTCCAGTTCATGATTAAGCATTACCTATCAGAACTCAAGCCTAATTCTGGCTCAAGCATTAAGGATCAGGTTTCTCGACTAGAAGCGCGTGTCGATACAATCATCGACTTATTAGGTAAGTAACACTTATCTCATGGCAAGGAAGAGACCAGTCATAGACTTAGATACTTACAGCGCCTTAGATGCTTATTGCATAGCGATGAACGAGTATTACAAGTCATTACGCAGAGCGGGATTCACAGAGACCCATGCCTTCTGGCTGCTCTCAGATCGTGAATCATTCCCAGACTGGATTATCCCGAACCTACCCAATCGGATAGACAATATCCCATACGAGGATGATGACGAGGATTAAATGAAGCGAATCGTTATTCTGAGCGATTTACAGGTTCCCTTCGAGGATGTCCATGTAACCCAGAACATAGCAAGATTCCTACAGAAGTTTAAGCCAGACCAAACAGTTACTATAGGTGACGAGATTGACTTCCAAACCATTAGCAAGTGGAGTGAGGGAACCCCTCAAGCCTATGAGCAGAGCCTTGGCGATGATCGTGACAGATGCGTCGACCTGCTCTGGGAATTGGGTGTTACTGACTGCATCCGAAGCAACCACACAGATAGACTTTATAACATCATCATGAAGAAGATTCCATCGTTTCTTAGCCTTCCAGAGCTGAGATTCGAGAAGTTCATGAAGTTCGATGAACTAGGCATAACCTTCCATAAGAATCCTATGAATATCGCTCCAGGCTGGATAGCCGTTCATGGAGACCATACGCCTATTAAGAACCTAGGTGGCCTTTCAGCCCTAGAAGCAGCCCGTAGACATGGCAAGAATGTCATCTCAGGACATACTCACAGAGCAGGCCGTAGCGCCTTCTCAGAGGCCTCTGGTGGCCGTTTAGGGCGTGTTTTGCATGGTGTCGAGGTAGGAAACCTTATGGACTTCAAACAGGCCTCATATACCAAGGGAACGGCTAATTGGCAGCAGGCCTTCGCCATTATGTATGTCCAGGGTTCTACCGTTCAAGTAGATCTCATTAACATCGAGAAGAACGGCACCTTTATAGTTCAGGGGAAGGTCTATGGCAGGCCGCGAAAGTGACTTGGCTTACAGCCTAGACGATGCTATTGACGAGGTAGAATTGTTACCATTTCGTTATCAAAATGTGCTAGTCGAGGTAGAACTGCCGTTATAGACTCATCCCAAGAAGCCGGAAATGCCGGTGGAATGGGAGCAAAAATGACAGTATTACAGTTAATCCTATTAGCTGCTTTTGGCTTAGTAGGAGTTCTTGCATATAAGACTGGTTATCATGACGGTCAAGTAGAAGGTCGCATCGAGCAGTTCCAGGCGAATCGATGAATGCCGGTGACTTCCTTAACGAGGCAAAGGCAATCATCCAAGATCGTGGAATGGACTACGGTCACCCGACAGACAATATGTCCAGAACAGCATCCCTTTGGTCTGCATACCTCGAGATGCCAGTTACAGACTACCAAGTGGCTATGTGCTTGGCATTGGTCAAAGTCGCAAGAAGTATGGAAACTCCAAAGGTCGATAATTTCATCGATGGTGCAGCGTACTTTGCTATATCAGGACAACTAGCTACAGAGGAGAATGATTTATATGTTTAATTTAGATGATTACGAGACAGTCGAAGAACGCCTTATTAAGTTTTGGAAGGATCACCCAGATGGCCAAATACATACGAAGCTTGTTAATTCTAGTGCTACTCAATATATCGTTGAAGCTAGTATCTATAGAACTGAGGCTGACCCTCGGCCTTGGACAACTGGCCTTGCTGAGGAGACAGTACAGGGGCGTGGAGTTAATGCTACTTCCGCTCTTGAAAACTGCGAAACTAGTGCGATTGGCCGCGCACTCGCAAATGCAGGCTATGCTACTAAAGGAAAGAGAGCGAGCCGCGAAGAAATGTCAAAGGTCGCAGCTACTCAGCAAGTAAAGGCTAACATCGAGCAAGTAAAGGCTAAGATGGCTGATACTTCTAAGGAATATGTCCCAGTACCGAAGGAAGATGATCCATGGACAATAGCGCCAGCAGCACCGGTAACGACAATGGAGCAAGCAGTAGAGATGGTGAAGGATGTCCTTGGTGGCACTCCAGCAGACGAGAGTTGCATACATGGTGCGCGTGTGTGGAAGACCGGAACTTCTAAGGCCGGTAAGCCTTGGGGTCATTGGAAGTGCATGGCTCAGATTCTTGGAGATGCAGAGCGTTGCGACCCAATCTGGTACGAGATTAGTTCCGATGGAACTTGGAAGCCACAGGTGAAGCGTGGGTAAATTATTCTTCCGCAATCAAGATGATGAATGGGAACAATTCCCAGATGACCAACAACTATACCTGGCTCAGCAATCGGCTCATGATTTACAAGCTCTAGGCTTCGCGATTATCTGCCAGTTATGTAATGAGCCACCAACTGTTTCACAAATTAAACTAAGAGCTCTGCAAAACGCATGGAAATGCGATAAATGTGGAACTATGAATTCTGCTGGAAAGGCATAGCAATTTAACTATGACTAGACACAGAAAAGACCGAGGATTACGCACAGAGCGAGTTGTTGCTAGTTATCTCCAGCAATGGTGGCCTCATGCAGGTATCGGTCGAGGTGCTGGAAAAGATATAACCAATGTCCCGTTCGACATCGAGGTTAAGGCTAGATCGGCGTTCCAGCCCTTGGAGTGGCTGCGCCAAGCGAGCAAGAGAGCAGGGGGCAAAGAGCTTCCCTTCGTGGTGTGCCGTATGAATGGCCAAGGAGAAGATGCTTCCGAGTATCTGGCCTTTATGCGGTTTGCAGACTTGGTGCAGTTACTTCTACCTATTTACGGAGATATCAATAAAGATTCGGTAGAATTAGTTCCTGAGAGATGCACACAATGTGGATC